TCGTGAATGCTGAAAACGTCCAGGCGATTTTCTGGACGCTCAAGACCAACTTCAACAACGCCTTCGATGCGGCCCCCTCCACCTGGGAAAAGCTCGCGACCAAGGTGCCGTCCAGCGGCCGCGAGAACATCTACGCCTGGCTGGAACGCTTCCCGCGCATGCAGAAGTGGATCGGCGAGAAGAACGCCAAGGCGCTAGCTGCCCATGGCTACACCGTGGTCAACGACGACTGGGAGGCCACCGTCGAGGTGGATCGCAACGACATCGAAGACGACCAGCTCGGCCTCTATGCGCCGCAGGCACAGAATGCCGGCTTCTCGGCCAAGCAGCTGCCGGACGAAATCGTCATCGACCTGGTCAACCACGGTTTCGCCAATCCTTGCTACGACGGCCAGAGCTTCTTCAGCAACGCCCACGTGGTGGCGGGCAAACCGGTATCCAACTACAGCAACCTGCCGCTGTCGATTGCCGGCCAGGCTGCCGCGATGAAGACCTACGGCGTGGTGCGCACCGCGATGCGCAAGATCACCGACGAGGAAGGTCGCCCGCTCAACATCAACCCGAGCGTGCTGCTGGTGCCCCCGGCCCTGGAAGACGTCGCCAACGCGTTGATGACTAACGAGCGTCTGAACGACGGTATGCCGAACCCGTACAAGGGCACGGCAACGGTGGTCGTGGATGCGCGCCTGACCTCGGATACCGCCTGGTTCCTACTGGACACCACCAAGCCGATCAAACCGCTGATCTACCAGGAGCGAAAAGCCCCAGTGTTCGTGCAACAGATCGACCCGAGCGCCGACAACGTGTTCGACCGCAAGAAATTCAAGTTCGGTGCGGAAGCACGAGCGGCCGGTGGCTACGGTTTCTGGCAAATGGCCTTCGGCTCCGACGGTACCGGCGCGGTTCCGGCCTGACGGGATACCGCCGCGTAACGCCGTAAACGCGGAGGCAGGCAAACCGCATCCCACGGCCTAGTTAGGGATGCGCAGAACCAATACCAGGAGAACGTTGTGCCGAAACACACCACCACCGTGCTGCGTGTCGCAGCCAAGGCCGATGGCTATCGCCGCGAGGGCCTCAAGTTCAGTGTCGCCTCGGCGGACATCCCGCTGACCCTGCTGTCCAGTGCCCAGCTGCACCGACTGATGAGCGATCCGATGCTGTCCTGCGAGGAGGTCGAAGTGGAGCCGAGCCTGGAAATCAGCATGGAAGAGCTGGCCGAACTGCGCGACATGGCCGCCGTTGGCGAATCCATCATGGTGCTGATTCCCCATGGGACGGGCAGTGCAGCCGACTACGTCGCGCACCTGCAGCAGCAAGCCATGCAGCTCACCGAACAGGCTGCCGTTGGCGCGGCAGTCCTGGCACTGGTTCCGCAGGACTGGACCGGTACCTCGACCGACTACTTGGCCCACCTGCAGGCCGAAGTGGCATCCCATGCGGTAGCTCCGGAGCCGGTCAAGGAAGCACTCGTCCATGCCGGTGCCAAAACCCCCGCCAAACCGCACGGGAAATAAGCCATGACCTACGCGACACAGACCGACATGGTCAGCCGCTTCGGTGAGGATGAGCTGATCGCGCTCACCGACCGTGGCTTGACCGGCCAGGTCGACCCCGTGGTAGTGGGGGGCGCCCTGGACGATGCCAGCGCCGAGATCGACACCTACTTGGCCGGCCGCTACACGCTGCCGCTGGTAGCAGTGCCGAAGTTCATCGGCGGTCTGTGCTGCGATATCGCCCGCTATCGGCTGAGCGGCAGCAGCACGCTAGAAACCACCGTGGCGCGTGATCGCTATCGCGACGCGGTGGCGTTCCTGAAGCTAGCGGCAGAAGGCAAGGTGACGCTCGGCGCGATGCCGAACGGCGTGACTGTACAACCGGGCGAGACCATCGAGTTTCGCCAGGGCTCGCGGATCTTCAGCCGTGAAGACCGAGGTGCCTACTGATGCCGGTGCTGTTGCCGACCCCCATCATCGCGGCGGTAGAGCTGGCCATGGTCGAGCGACTCAAGCAAGGTCTCGGTCGCATGGTGACCGGCGTGGAGGGCTACGGCGGGGAGTTTGACGACGAGAACCTGCCCGACGTGGTCAAGCGGTTTCCCGCCGCTTGGGTCACCTTCGCGGGCGTCAGAAAAACCGACCCGGTCGGCACCAGCCGCGACAAGTGGAAAGCCGAAGGCTCGTTTGCCGTGATGGTCGGCACCCGCAGCGTGCGCAGTGAGGCGGCATCCCGCCTGGGCGGTCCAGGGACACGTGAGATCGGCAGCAGCCTGCTGATCTATGCCGTGCGCCGCCTGCTCACTCAGCAGGATCTCGGCCTGCCGATCCGGCAGCTGGCGCCGGGCTCGATCCGCACGCTGTACAACAGCCGGATACAGGGACAGGCGTTTTCGGTCTTCGCGTTGGAGTTTCACACCGCATGGGTGGAAGACGCGCTGCCGCTCGGCATCTTTCCCCAGGTGGCCGACCCAACTGATCCGACCAATATGGATGCCGTCTTCGCCGCCTATGCGGGCCAGATCGACCCTGCCGACCCCGCCTGGACGTCGACCGCACTCAACTACTACCTCGATCCGAGCAAGGAAGATCAAGCCCCCGATGCTCAGGACATCCTCACCATGCAGCCCGCCCCTGGAGGCCCGCAATGAAAGTCAAAGCCGCACAGGGCGTGCGCGTCCCGAAGGAACGGGCGCCGCGCCAGTACATCACCGAAGAACAGGGCGTGGTGGACGTTCCTGACACGCCGTATTACCAGCTCCGGGTTCGCGATGGCGACCTGCTCCGCGTCGCTGATGCCGTCACGGCAGTCGCCCCCGTGAGCGTGGCCCCTGCCGCCATCACTCATGAGTCCGCCGACCCGCAACCGCTTCTGGTCTCCGAGCCGCTCGCTGATGCGCCCCCGGTAGCGGACCAAGAACAGGACCAGCATGTAACCGGAGACGCCCATGGCCAGCCCGAACATCAGCTTTAACCAGATCCCGTCGAGCATTCGCAAGCCGGGGAAATATTTCGAATTCAATACGACCGGCGCCGTCAATGCGCTGCCGGGCAATACTCAGTTGGTACTGATCATTGGCCAGCGCCTGGCCAGCGGTAACGTACCGGCACTGGTTCCGATCGGTATCTCATCGGACTCTGCCGCTGAAATCGCTTTTGGCGAAGGCTCCATTGCCCATCTGATGGTACGTGCCGCCCTGACCGCCAACCCGTACCTGCAGCTCACGGTCATCGCCGTCGACGATGCGGTGGCAGGGATTGCGGCCTCGGGGTCGGTGACCCTGTCCGGGCCGGCCACGTCCAGCGGCAACCTGACGCTCTCTATCGGCAACCAGTTGGCGACCATCGCGGTCAACACAGGTGACACCGCGAACGCGATGGCGACCAACCTGGTCGCCCAGTTGGCGAACCAGCCGGATCTGCCGATCACCGCCGTGGTGGATGCGACCAATCCGGCCAAGGTGGACATCACCGCCAAGAACAAAGGGCTGGCCGGCAATGGCATTGTGCTCTCCATGCTTAGTCAGACGGCCGGGGTGGCGGGCGTCGTCATGCCGATGACTGGCGGCTTGTCGGACCCGGATATCCAGCCGGCTCTGACAGCCGTGTTCGGGGCGGGTCACAACATCCTCATCGCGCCGTTCTCGACGCAGGCTTCGTTGACCACCCTGCGTACGCACCTGGAGGCGGTGGCCGGCCCACTGGAACAGCGTGGCGCTATCGGTGCAGCAGGCTGGCCCGGCTCGCTGTCGACGTCGACCACCTTGGCGGGCCAGATCAATGAGGGTCGCATAAGCCTCGGCTGGCACAACGGCTCGGTGTGCCCCGCCTGGCAGATCGCAGCTGCCTACGGTGCCGTGATCGCCAGCGAAGAGGACCCGGCTCGTCCGCTCAACACTCTGCCGCTGACCGGCCTCGACGTCACCGACATCACCATGCGGCCCGGACGTGTGGACCAGGAAACGGCGCTGCACAACGGCGTGACGCCGCTTGAGGTTGGACCAGGCGACGTGGTGCAGATCGTGCGTGCTATCTCGACCTACACCGTGAACGCCCAGGGCATTGCCGACCCGGCGCTGCTCGATATCACCACCATCCGCACGCTGGATTACATGCGGACCGCGTGGCGCCAGCGCATCGCGTTGCGCTTCCCCCGTGACAAATTGTCCGCAAAAACCCCTGCCAAGGTGCGCTCCGAACTGCTGGACGTCGCCTACAAGGCTGAGGAGCTGGAGATCATCGAGAACGTCGATGCCAATAAGGACGGTTTCATCGTCGAGCCGGACCTGCAAAACGTAGGTCAGCTGAACGCCAAGCTCCCCTGCAATGTAGTGCCCGGCCTGCATGTGTTCGCAGGCGTGATTGATCTGATTCTGTAACGGAGGCCGTCATGGCATTAGAAGAATACGCTGGCGCGATCGTGCTCGAGGTCGATGGCCAGGAATACGAAGTCATCGACCTCGGCGTCCAGACCAAGACCGGCCGCAAGCTGGTCAAGACGATGAACAGTACTGGTCGCGCCAAGGGGTTTTCCAAGGGGGTCGAAGAGATCGACCTGAACCTGACGGTAGTAATCCCCCTGACCGGCGACATCGACTGGGGCGCGATTCAGGGGTCCAAGGTCACGGTCTATCCCGAAAGCCCCGGCGGTCAGCGGACCAGTTATCTGGACTGCTTCTCCACGGATGTGGGCGAAAAATACTCGGTGGACAACGAAGCCCGCCGGGATATCAAGATGAACTCTCTGCGCAAGGTGAATGAATGAGCCTGGAAAACGACAACGTAATCGCCGTGGCGGCAACCGATCCGGTCGTCGTGGCTGCTGCAACGCTTTCGGGGCCGGCGGTTGACCCGGCCGAACTGCTCGGGCTGACCTTTCAAGGCCTCAGCACCGTCAGCGGCCCGCTGTCTTGCGGCGTGGAATACCCGGCCGGCTCCGGCCAGTTGCACTATGACTTCATGCTCCGACTACCGATGATCGACGACAACATTGCGGTGCTGCAGAGCGCCAAGTCGATGTCCAACATGCAGGTGCGTACTGCCTTGTTCGCTCGCTGCCTGACTGCACTCGGCACCATCCCGGCGGAAGCGATCACCGAAGAGTTGCTCGGCAGCAGCATGGTCGACGACGACTTTGATGTGCTGGCGGCAGCCGAGGGGGCGCTTAAAAAAAAGCGGAAGCGGCCGAGCAACACCTTGCCGGATTCCGGCGTGCCGTCCTCCTCCTCGGACCCTACGGTATCACCGAGTCCCGCATCAGCCAGCTGACCGAAGCGGAGCTGGATGGGTACCTGGCGGCCTTGGGCCGCCTGTCCAAACCGCCGTCCAGGTACCAGTCGAAATGGTCGGGTCGCTCTCAGGGGGCTGACACTGACCACGCCGCTACCGAGCAGAAACAAGAACGGTTTGTCTCTAAACGTAAGCCGCTGCCACCTCGATCATGAGCCAGAACTTCCTCGTTTCCCTCCTGTTGAAATACCGCGACGAACTGTCCGGGCCGCTCTCCCGCAGCCTGCAGAACGTCAAGCGGGATAGCCAGGCCACCAGCGACGCCATCAACCAGGTGGGCGAAGCCAGCGTGCGTGCGGCGGAGGTTCGGGCTCGCGAGGGAGCCGTGGCGGAACGCCTCATCCAACGCGAGGTCGGGGCCACCTCACGGGCATATGAACAGCAGGCCCAGGTCGCAGCCGAGTCGGCAGCGGCGGTGACACGGGCGAACGACTCCAACCTTTCCAAGCGCCTGCGCGATTACCAGCGCTTCAACCGGGCCTGGGAGGCGCTCGGCCTGCGCTCCGAGGCGGAGATCCAGCGCGAAATCAATCGCACCGAGGCCGCGTACCAACGCCTGGCACGCTCCGGGATGATGTCCGCCGAAGAGCAGTCGCGCGCTTTCCGGCAGATGAAGCAGGCGGTCGCCGAACTCAACGGTGAGATGGGCAAGATGACCCGCGCCCAGCGTGGCCTCAAGCTGTTCCAGGGCGGCGCCAATGGGCTGCGTCTTGCCGGCGAAGGGATACTGGGGGCCATCGGCGCCGCCCACGCGGTCGCCGAGCCGGTGAAGGAAACGATGGCCTTCGACCGGCATGTGGCGATGATGGCCAACACCGCTTACAACGAGCGCGATGTAGCCGGTCGCCTCTCGGGAGAGGCTGAAATCCGTGGGGGGATCAAAAACGCCATCAATCTGTATGGCGGCAAGCTCGAAGAGATCACCGCGACGGCGGACAACCTGCTGTCGCACAACGCGGGCTCGGACCCCGGCGTGGTGTTGCGGATGTTGCCGGTCCTGCAGAAGTACGCGGCGGCCGAAGGTGCCGACCCGAACGAACTGGGCAGCGTGGCCCTGAAGGCCGTGCAGAACTTTGGCGTTAAAGAGTCCGAGTTGCCCCAATTGTTCGAGATGATGATCCGTGGCGGCCATTTGGGCGGTTTCAAGATCCGCGACATGTCCAAATGGCTGCCGCAGCAAATGGCTGTCGCCAAAAACTCCGGTCTATCGGGACTGGCCGGCGTTGCTCAGCTTGTCGCGCTCAACGAGCGGTCATTTACCACGGCCGGTACGGTCGATGAGGCCGGCAATAATGTGGTCGATTTCTACACCCACATGAATACCCCCCAGATGTCCCGAGCCGTTAAAAAGTACCTGCATCGGGATTGGGCCGTCATGCTCGCCAATGGTCGTGGGCAAGGGAAAGACGCGGCCCAGGTATTTGGCGAAATGACCGAGCAGGTCATGAGCAAGGATAAGAGCTATCAGCTGCTCAAAAACAAGCTGGCCACCACCAAGGACGAAGGCGCCAGAAAACAGACCCTTGAGGACATGCTGAACATTGTGGAAGGTTCGGCAATCGGCAAAGTAGTGCATCAGCGGCAATTCCTGCTTGCCGCCATGGCCTATTTGAACAACCCGAAAGAATACGCCCAGCAAGTCCAGAGCATTAGTACGTCCAAAGGAAATGGCGACAAGGACTTCTCGGTTATCTCGCAAACAGCGGACTACAAAACCGAGCGAGCCAAATCCATTGCAGACATCGATGAGAAAGATGCGCTGCGTGGTTTCAGTAATACCGTAGGCGATACCGCCGACAAGCTGGCCAATTACGCCGCCCAATATCCTGGACTCGCCACGGCATTGATGGGTACCAAAGTCGCCTTTGAAGGGGTGACGTCGGCCATCTTCGCCATCGGCATGGGACGCATGATCTTCGGCGCAGGTGCCGCAGCTGAAGGGGGCGCTGCTGCAGAAGGCGGTGCGGCAGCAGGAGGCGGCCTGC